CAGGAACTTAACGACGCCCGTGACCTGGAGGCCGCCGAGCGCGCAGCTGCTGAAGAGCAGTTCCGCAACGAGGAGAAGAAGGAAGGCCGTTCTTTCTCCATCGTCAAGTTCCTCCGCGAAGCCGCTGAGGGCAAGCTGACCGGCCTTGAGGCGAAAGCCGCCGAGATGGGCGCCGCCGAGTACGAGCGGATGGGCCTCTCCAAAAAGGGCTTCGTCATCCCTATGGCGTTGCTGCGCTCCAGCGCAGGCCAGAACGCCACCACCGATGCCGACGGCGGCTATGCCAAGGTCGAGCAGGCTCCCACCTACGTGGAGGGTCTGAAGGAGCGCCTCGTGGTTGCCCAGCTGGGCGCCCGCGTCATGGGCGACCTCGTCGGTTCCGTCCCCTTCGTGAAGGCCGGTGCCATCACGAGCAACTGGCTCGCCGAGGGCGCTGAGGCTTCCGTCTCCAAGAGCACCTTCGCCAAGGTGACCATGACCCCGCACCGCAACGCCACCGTCGCGGCCTTCTCCAAGGACCTGCTCCGTCAGACCTCCCTTGACATCGAGAAGATCGTCATGGATCTCATCATGGATTCCCACGCCGCCCTGCTCGAGGAAGCCGCCATCAACGGCTCCGGCTCCAGCAACCAGCCGCGCGGTATCCTGAACACCAGCGGCATTGGCGACGTGGCGATGGGCACCAACGGTGGCGCCGTCACCTTCGCCAAGGTTGTCGACCTGGAGACCTCCATCAACGCCAACAACGCCAACCGCGGAAAGCTCGGTTACCTGACCAACGCCAAGGTGATCGGCGCGATGAAGACCACGGAGAAGGCCAGCAACACGGCCCGCTACATCCTGGACTTCGACGGCAAGGTCAACGGCTACCCTGTCGAGTACACCAACCTCGTTCCGAGCAACCTGACGAAGGGCAGCGCCTCCGGCATCTGCTCCGCCATGATCTTCGGTAACTTCGAGGACCTGTACATCGGCCATTGGGGCGGCATCGACATCGTCGTGGATCCGTACACCCTCGCTGCCAACGGCGATGTCCGCATCGTCCTGAATAGCTGGGATGACGTGGCCGTCGTGGAGCCGAAGAGCTTCGCCGCGATCAAGGACATCAAAGCCTAACGAGTGACGAACCATGGAGACGAGAACCATCACCACCCTGCAGCCCTCCCTTGAGGAGTTCAAGCGGCATCTGAGGATCACGTCGAACGACCTTGACGACGAGTTGACGGCCAAGCTGAAGGCCGCCGTCAATATGGCCGAGCACGAGATCTCCGCGGTGATCTCCGTCTCCTTGTTCACGCTCACGCGGGACTTCGCACACTCCATCGAGCTTAGGTGGCCCACGACCGTGGTCACCTCGGTGAAGGTGGATGGCAATGCCCTGACCAGCGACAAGTATTCCAACACCGAGGACCGGCTGACTATCAAAGCCGACGTCCAGGGAGAGAGCGTTGAGGTCGTCTACACGGCTGGCCTCACGTCCGCCCCCGAAGACATCAAGGCGGCGATCCTGCTGCTCGGTGCCAATATCTTCAACAACCCTGTAGACCATCCGGAGGAGAGGGACCGCACCTCTGCGAGAAATCTCCTCCGGCCCTACAGAAGCTGGGGAGAGCGCCGTGGCTGAGTACGTCAACATAGGAGAGCTGGACACCAAGATTGCCGTCTGGGCGATTGCCCAGGGACGCGGCAGCGAGGGCCAGAACACCCGGACGCGAACCAAGCATAGCGAGGTGTTCGCCAGGGTGGAGCGGACGGCGGATGACGGAGTGTCTGATGACAACTACGAATCCGGCACCACGGTCTCCATTCTGATGTACAAGATCCAGGCGATGACGACGCGCTGGCAACTGGAGATTGACGGGGTCCCCTACGAGATCACCAGCATCCGACCGCTGAGCCGCATTTCCCCGTTCTGCGAGGTGTCTGCCCGGACGATTCAGAAGTAAATGGCGAACGGAATCACCATCACCGGCCTGGACGATTGCCTGAAGTTCTTTGACAACGCCCCGGAGAACGTGGTCAAGGCCACGCGAAATGCCTTGCGGGATGCTTCCAAGGTGACCGCGAAGATGATTCGCGGTCGTTTTGACAAGCGCTTCCGCAAGCTGATTCGGTATAAGGTTACCAACAAGGGACACTTGAACGCCGGAATCGGCCTGTTCAACGACGGCAAGGGATCCGGCCAGCATTCAGACATCCCTGACTGGTTCAAGGCGTACTGGCTGAACTACGGCACCCTGGAGGGACGTGACCCGGACCATCAGTTCGATCGCCCGGTCAAGCACTCCAAGACGCAGGCAGCGAAGAACCGCCGGAACCGGATGGGAATCCTGCACCGGAACTTCTACGAGGTAGCGATTGTCGGCTGGCAGGAGACCTTCGTCCCCGCTTTCCGGGAATCAATGTGTAAACAGGAAAATCAGTTCTACGAGAGATGACCGAGAACATTGGCAAACATCTGACCGACATCTGCGACTTCTATGTCCCGTTCTACCAGAGCGAGGCGGAGTCCGACGTCTATCCCTACGCGGTCTTCCGGCACACGCCGCAGGAGCACAGCACCAAGGAAGGCGTCTATAAGATTACCTCGGAGGTTTCCATCTCGGTCTATTCGCAGGACTTCGACGAGGCTCAGGCGAAGGCCGACGCAATTCGTGCCGCGCTGGATGCCGACAACGACCCTCGGTTCCTGATTCATTTCCTCCGTCAGTCGAAGCAGCGCTCCGAGGAGGTATGGAGTATTGAACTCGTTTACTACGTGAAACAAACAGCTTAATTCATTCAACTATGGCAATAACCAGACCTGAAGGATACAACATATCCTTGACCATTGGCGGGAAGACCCTGCTCGGTCGCACCCAGGAGGATCTCTCCATTGCCGCCGTCACCAAGACGTCCATCACCAAGGACGACAACGGTGTGCAGCAGGAGCAGGTGGTCCGCCACGACGTCACCTTCAAGGTGGCGGCGCTCCTGAGCCTCGATTCCGAGACCACGCACTCCAAGCTGGACCGCGACGATGTGATCGCGCTGGCCCTTGCGACCGGCTCCTCGGCTGTGGTGGCCGTGCAGTATCTCTGCACCGGCGGTGATACCTATGGCGGCAGCGCCATCATCACCGGCTATTCCGAGAGCTCCAGCGGCGAGGTTGACTCCGATTCGACCATCTCCCTGGATCTCAAGATCACGGGCGACTTCGCAAAGGTGACCCAGGGCAATGGATAGGATCACCCTCAATGACGGACGCACTTTCCGGGTGGAGGTCAACTGGAATGCCCTTGTGCATTTCCTCGAAGCCTCCAACCGGGATGACGTCCGCGAGCTCTCGAACCTCGCCTCGCTCAAGCCTTCCGATCTCGCTGGCCTTCTGGCCGAGAGCATCAACGAAGGTGAACGCCTGGAGGGGAACGATGTAAAGCTCACCGCCGACGAGGTCGGCGCCCTGGTGGGCTTCGGCACAATGGCCGAGTTCATCACGATATTCACGAAGCAGACCTCCCCGAAGGGTCCTGCCGACGAAGCAAAAAAAGAGTAGCTGACGGCACGGCCCCTGAGCCGCTCAGCATCGGAACGGTAAGGGGCTGGGCCTTCGGTCTGCTCGGACTCTCACGAAGGGAGTTCTATGAAATGCGCCCGGGTGAGTTCTGGGAAGCGCTGCGGGCATACGATAGCAAGGTCAGCGCTGACCGGCGGCACCTGGGTGAATTGTTCAGGGGAGCGACGCTCCGGCTGTGGAACCTGCAGGTCAAGAAGAGTGACCGCATCAGCGACCCTGTTAAGTTCTGGCCGATGCCATGGGACGAGCAGGAGAAAGCCAGTCAGGAGATCAAGCGCCTCGCAAGCCTCAGCGAGGAGGAAACGCGGAAAGAGGTTGAGAAATTCTTTGCAAAAGTGAACGGTCATGGCAGCGAATGAGCCGAAAATGAAAATCAACGTCGGTGCTGATACCACCGAGTTCAACAAAGGCATACGGTCGGCGAAGGCGGACCTGAAAGCCTTTGGTGGCGTGTCGGATGACGTGTTCAGCAAGATGGGCGCCGCCATCGGCCTTGACACGAAGCAGCTCGACACGATGACGTCCGCCATTCGCGGCATGGGCCTGAAGATTGGCGCGATGGGCGGCGAAGGCGAGACGGCATTCAAGAAGATAGCCACCGCCGCCAGCACGGCAGGCGCGGCCATTGCGGGCATCGGTCTCGCCGGTGCGATCGTCGCCTTCAAGGCGCTGACTGCAGAGGCCGAGAACTTCAAGTCCACGGTGGCCGGTGCGAACATTGAGATGCAGACCGCCGCCTACGTGCAGACCTACACGCAGGTGATGCACGATTTCGTGTCCGACACCGGCAAGAGCGTCGCCGAGGTGGAGTCCAGATGGAAGAAGTTCTGGGGGACCCTCGGTTCCAATATCAAGTCTTATTTCGCCACGGGCGCCTTCAAGGAGGCGATGACGCCGTGGAGCGATAGCACCGAAGGGTACGAGGCTTATTTCGCCCTGCGCGAGAAGGCGAACCAGGCCGGACGTGATGCGGAGCGGATCTCCGCGGACCTGTTCGACATCGACCGCCAGCGCTCGGCGAATCTCGTCAAGATAGCGGAGCTGGAGAAGACCATCTCCGAGAACCAGCGCATCATGAAGAGTGATGCGTCGACTCTTGCGGAGAAGCAGGCCGCATACGAAGCCGCCATGCAGGCCATCAGCGACAAGTACGCCCTGCAGCTCCCGCTGATGCAAAAGCGGGCCTCTCTGCTGAAGGAAATGGCGGATCTCGCAGGCTCTACCGTTGAGGAAGAGGATGCCGCGAATCAGGCGGCGGCGGAAGCCGTCAAACTGAAGGGCCAGGAGGAGGACGAGATGCGCTCCCTGGAGCGCCTTGGCAAGAGCATCAATGCGGACACTCGCGCCCAGAACGCCGCGCTCCGCGAGCAGCTGGAGATCCAAAAGCAAATTGCCCAGAGCCGCGAAGATCTGAAGGCGCTGAACCTCGGCGTGTCCGGGGCTCCGACCGCCGGGGCAACCACGGCTCAGGGTGGAGGCATCATTCCGCAGAACATCAATACAACCGCCCTGCAGGAGCAGATAAACGCCGCGCTCGGCGGGAATCTCTTCGTCGAGGTGGGGATTCAGATAGAGAAGGGCTCCCTGTATGACATCAGCCAGCAGGTCACGTCGCTGGTCTCCGGCATGGCGGAGTCCATGTCGGCGGCTGTCGGTGGACTGATAGGCGACCTGCTCACCGGTGGGGACGCCTGGGGGAACTTCGCCAATGCGGCCCTCTCCGCATTTGGCGACATGGCTATATCCGTCGGCAAGATTGCCATTGAATGCGGCGTCGCGGCTCTTGGAATCAAGGCCGCATTGGAAACGCTCGGCCCCGCAGGTGCCGTGGCGGCTATCGGCGCCGGTACGGCCCTCGTGATTCTTGGCGCGGCCGTCAAGTCCGGTCTCTCGAACGTCGCAAGCGGGAACTATTCCGCCAGCTCGAACGTCGCAACCAGCTCCTATGGTAATGGCGGCGGAGACTATGAGACGCGCGACGTGAATGTCCACGTCACCGGCCAGCTCAGGGCGGACGGCGATCAGCTTGTAGCCGTCATTGAGAACACCACCGATCGAAACAACTACACGACCTAATGGCATACGCAACCAAATACCTGTTCAAGTGGGAGTCGGCAAAAGGCACGACCAGGGAGATCCGTATCCTGAAGGACGGCTATTCCGGCAGTGTCATCCAGCGAGCTCTGGGCCGCGCCCCGATCCTGAAGAAGCAGAAGAATGGGGCGGTCTTCGGCAC